AAGCCCCAGGCCGGCGAGGCGCTCCTGGGCAGCCGGCGTCGGCGTGCGGCACGTCAGGCAGAGCGGGACGAGCGGGAGAGACGGCCCTGGGCGGTCCAGGGCCATGCGCCCGCCGCACGCGCAGCGGAGCGGCACGGGAGCGGGGCGAGGGGTGACGTGCGGGGCGGACATGAGACCTTCCAGAGACGAGGAGGCCCCCGCCTCCAGGGAGCGGAGACGGGGGCCGTGGGTGGGTGGGTCAGGCGTTGACGAGGGCGACGAAGAGGCCTCCCATGACGACCGAGTAGAGGGTCGCGGCGATGCCGACCTGGGACATCTCCTCGGCGTCCGAGGTGTCAGCGCCGCGCGAGACTCGGATGAGGCCGGCGACGTACTGGACGACGAGGTAGAGGCCGAGGACGGCCTTGGCGAGGGTCACCTCCCGACCGCCAGGTAGCGGACCATCGTGTCGACGGCGTCGTGGAGGTCGCCGAGGGAGCCGTGGTTGAGGACCTCGACGTCGGCGTCGTCGTAGAAGGGCTCCAGGGCCGTCTCGGACGGGTGCGGGTCCGAGGTGTCGACGCCGGGGCGGTCGACGTGGACGTGGAAGCCGCCGGCCCCGCCGATGGCGTCGAGTTCGTTGGGGAAACGGACGTCAGTGATGACGACCGAGGTGCCCTGGTCGAGGAGGGCCTCGGCCTTGGCGAGCCCCTGGGCGACCCAGAACTCGGGCGAGAGGTCACGGATGGCGACGCCGTAGCGCTGGAGCGTGCGGCGGACCTCGCGGACCTCCTTGGCAGCCTCCCAGCCGGCGGCGGCGACGACCGACGAGAGCCGGTAGTAGCCGTGGGGCTGGAAGACCTGGGAGCCGACGACCTGGGCCAGCGGGCCGACCTCGTCGACCTCGATGCGGACGAGCGGGTCCAGGCCCAGCGCCGCCTCCTTGAGCGGGTCGGCGAACGCCACGCGGGCGAAGCCGTGCCGCTCGACGAGGCGGGCCGCGACGGTGTCCTTGCCGGCGCGCTTCTTGCCGGTCAGGCCGACGAGGGTGGCGCTCACTCGACGACCTCGCCCTCGACGACCGCGGCGCGGGTGGCCTTGACCTCGACGACCTTGTAGCCGTCGGTCAGGACCGCCAGGACGCTCGTGCCGAGGAACTCCTGGAAGACGGCCTCCAGGGCGGCGACGTCCTGGGCCTCGGTGCCGAAGGTCGCCGGCGAGCCGGGCTCGGTCTCGATCTGGAAGGCGACCTTGGCGGTCACCTCGTAGGCGTACAGGCCGGGGGCGGTGGGGGTGCTGGACATGGGGGGTTCCTTCCTCTGGGGAGCGGCGGTGCCGCGGTGACAGAGGAGGAGAGGGCCAGGAGCCGGCGTGCTGCTCAGGGCAAACGGAAGGCCCCCTCGCGCCGGAGCGGAGGGGGCCGTTGGTGGGTGGGTCAGGAGGCGACGCGGGAGAAGCCGACGGGCTCGACCTTGACGGTCGGCCCCTTGCCGGCGCGGACGTAGTCGCCGACGGAGAGGGTGGGGTAGCGGATGCCCTGCTCCTCGGCCTTGCGGGTGAAGCGGGCGCGGATCGCGCCGGCCAGGCCGTCGACCTGGAAGGGGGCGTTGGTCGCCACGAAGACGGCCTCGGCGACCTCCTCGGGGGAGAGGCCCTCGACGAGGTCGGTGGGGACGAGGAGCCAGGCGACGGTCGACTCGACGGCGAGCGGGTGGCGCTTGGCGAACTCGATGCGGAGGAAGGTGCGGGCGGCGGGGCGGGCGGTGTAGGTCATGGCACGAGTGTAAACGCGAGACGGCGTCTCACGCAAGCCCAACGCCGAAAGGCCCCCGCCGGGCCGCGCGGGGCGGTGGCGGGGGCCTGGAGGGAGAAAGGGAGGAAAGATCCTCCCTCTCCTATTCCGTCTATAAAGAGAGTGTCTTTAGAGAGGGAATAGGAAAAGGGAGAAACTCCCTCCCTTTCTCCCTCGGCGTCACGGGGCGGCGTGCTCGGGGACGTAGCCCTCGGCGGGCTCGACGGGCTCCTCGACGGGCGCGCCCGCCTCGGCGTCCGCCCAGGCCTCGCTCTCGTCCAGGCCGGCGACCGGGGTGACCGCGGCGCGGCTCCAGAGCGCGGCGACGACCATGCCGACGACGTCGATGATGCCCGCCGCGGCCTGCTCCTGGTCGGCGTCGATGGGGACGACTCCCAGGACGACGAGGGCGTGGAGGAGGGCGGTGAGGATGCCGACGACCGCGGTGCGGATGACGACGGGCTCACGGGTGGGGAGGGACATGCGCGGGCTCCTTGGGGTCAGGACGGGATGAGGGTGGAGACGAGGCCGGCGAGCGCGGCGAGGGTGCCGACGCCGCCGGTGACGGCGAGCCAGAGTTGCCAGGGCGAGACCGTCTTGCGCTGCTCGACCTCGCGGAGGCGGGCCTCGTGGTCGGCCAGGTCGGCGGTGTGGTTGTCGAGCCGCGCGCCGTGCTGGGCCAGGGCGACGTCGACCTTGGCCTCCAGGCGGATCGCCCAGGAGGGGGACGAGTCGGTGACCGCGGGGTTCACCTGGACCGAGACGGGCGAGGCCTCCGGGGTCATCGGATGGCCCCGATGCGCTTGAGGTAGCGGCGGACCTGGGGTCCGGCCTTGCCGTCGACCGTCAGGCCGGCGCGGCGCTGGAGTTCGCGCACGACGCGCGTGGTGGCCGGCCCGTAGGAGCCGTCGACCTTGAGGCGCGAGTAGGCCGGGAAGTAGCGGTTGAGGACGGCCTGGAGGACCTTGACCTGGGAGCCGCGGGAGCCGGGCCGGAGGTCGGCCACGAGGGCGGGCTTGGCCGAGGGCTTGGCCGGCGCGGGCTTGGGCTTGCTCGGGGCGGGCTTGGCGGGCTCGGGCGCGAAGGGCAGCGCCACGAAGCCGCGGACCCAGGAGCGGGTCCGGGTGCGGCGGTAGACGCCGTCGCCGTTGGCCTGGGAGCCGAAGACGCCGGAGGAGGTGTTGCCCTCGATGGTCGTGATGCGGCCCAGGCTCGCCGTGCCGGTCACGATGCCGACGTGCGCGCCGCGGTCCTCGCCGTAGATGACGAGCCAGCCGGGCTCAGGCGTCGCGCTCTTGGAGCGCCAGAGGCCCGTCTTGCGGGCGTGCGCCTCCAGGCTCGGGACGTAGTAGGGGAGCGGGGCGTCGTACCACGAGCCGGCGCGCTTGAGGCACCACTGGACGAACGCCGCGCACCACGCGGAGCCCTGCCAGGCGGGCTTGAGGTCGGCCCAGTAGGGCACGACGTTCTTGCCGCGCTCCTTGACGCCGACCTGGGTGGAGGCGGCGTGGAGGAAGGCGGAACGGGTGGGAAGGGGCATGTAGGCTCCTAGGTTGGATTGCGTTGTCGCACAACGAAGCCCCCGCCGGTCAGGGCGAGGGCCGTTGTGCGAGAGGGAGTTTGGGGAGCGTCAGTCGATGGTCCAGGAGACGTTGAACGGCAGCCAGGAGGACGTCGAGGGGGTGCCGGGGCCGTAGCGGTGCGCGATGACCTGGCCGTCGGCGTAGACGCGGAGGCTCCAGCGGTCGTCGCCGGAGCCCTGGCAGACCCAGGTGGGCTCGTCCCAGTCCGAGGGGACGCGGAAGCCGGCGGGGATGGTGCAGATGTTGTTGGTCGAGTAGGTGCCCGCGCCGTCGACCGAGGTGACGGTCGTGGCGTTGGCGGGCTTGACGGCCCCCTGGAAGTAGACGATGGAGCCGATGCGGCGGACCCTGGGCTCGTTGCCGGTGGCGTAGGCGAGGAAGTTGGCGGAGTTGAGGGTCACGTCTACCCAGCCGGTGTCGTAGACAGGCGGGGCCGGGTCCGGGGCCGCGCCGACGACGATGAGGCGGCGACCGAAGAACTGGACCCAGACGCGCCGGCCAGCCTTGAGCGTCGTCGGGTCGACGAGCGTGTCGGGCGTGACCGGGAGCGGGTCCTGGTCGCCGTCGAGGCGGATGGTGAGCGGCGCGGTGTCCGTGACCGTCGCCCAGCGGTAGGTGCCGGGGGCGGCGAGGCCGTCCTGGGTCTCGCCGGGGACGTAGAGCGTCATACGACGGCCTCCCGAATCTCGGTCCTGCACAACGAGTCGACGCGGAGGTCGGTCTCGATCCTCGTGACGTAGCAGAGGAGGTCGACGCCGGCGTCCGGGTGGCGGAAGCGGATGACGTCGTTGACCTTGAGGTCAGGCAGGAAGCGGTGCTGGATGGAGAAGCCAGACGTCACGCTCGACGCCTGGGCGAGGCCCATGAGGGCGCGGGTCTCCAGGTCCTCGGCGGACGCGGCCTCGACGCCGGTGACGACGCGGGTGACCCAGCGGCCCCGGGCCTGGTAGGAGAAGGGCGAGTTGGCGTTGGTGTTCGTCACGACGGCGACGGGGGCCTCGGCCTCGCCGCTACCCTGGCCGACCGCGACGTAGCGGTTGGGGACGGAGTAGATGTCGCGGTCGCGCTCCCACTCGGGGGACAGGACGCAACGGTCGCCGACGACGAAGGGGGCCTCCTGGGAGTAGACCGGGTCGCGCTGGGCCGGCGAGGTGTAGGGCGTGACGCGGTACTGGCCGAGGTTGTCGACCCAGAGGGAGGCGTAGCCGGCAGCCTCCAGGAGGCCATTGATGATCGTGAGTAGCGGGGTGCCGAGGTCCCAGGTCATCGACGCCGAGAGGGCCTTGGAGTCGGGCTCGATGGCCGGCACGGGCTCGCCCGTGAGGGCGATGAGTTCCTTGACGAGGTCGATGACGTTGGCACCGACCTGGGCGATGTAGAGGACGGGGTTGCCGGCGTAGTCGGTGACGATGTCCTGGTCGAGGATGGTGAGTTTGTCCATGAGTTCGACCTGCCAGACGCGGCCCGTCTCAGACCATGCCTCGGTCGGGGCGGTGGCGATGTAAACGCCTAGCGGGTACTCGGTCTCGGCCTCGCCGTTGAGGCCGGCGATGAGCGCGACGGGGCGGACGCGGTCGTTGAGCCAATCGACGCTCTGGCCGACGTCGGAGACCGTGAGGGTGCCGGTCGTCTTGATCGCGTTGGCCGAGGTCGACGAGAGCCGGCCCCCCTCGACGCCGTCGAGAACGCCGAGGAGGGAGCCGGTCTTGTCGAGTCGGTCGACGCGGTAGCCGACGACCTGCCCGCCGGCGAGGACCTCGTCAGGGGAGAAGAGGGCCGGCGTGGGGACAAGTCCACTGGGCAGGGGGAGCGGCATGGCGGGCCTTTCTCGCGGGGGTGGGGTGGGTCAGGCGTAGGCCTCGGTCCAGTCGGTCTCCTCGACCGTGAAGCCGACCGAGGCGAGCCCCGGGGCGACGTGGCCGACCGAGACGTCGGACAGGAGGCCGAAGACGCGCCGGCCCGTGTAGTCGCGGAAGCAGACGACCTCGGACTCCTGGGCGGCGGTCTCCCAGTCCTCGGGCGGTGAGTCCCAGAGGGTGACGACGTCCGCGCCGGTGGGGTCGTGGACGAGGGAGCCGGCAGCCGTCACGACGCGCGTGCGGCCCTGCCCGATGCGCGGGACCGGGCGCGTGCGACCGAGGAAGCGCTGGGCGACCTTCTCGCGGCCCGCGGTCGAGGAGACCTCGGCGTTGGACCGGAAGCGGAGGGCCTGGGTGAAGCCGTCGCCGTAGTTGACGAGGACCCAGTCGCCGCCCGTGGGCGAGACCGTGACGACGGCCTCCTCGCGGTAGGTCGGCGTCGCGCTCTTGCCGGTGACGCGGTACTCGGTCGAGCCCTTGGTCGCCGGCAGGAGGTCGAGGACGTCGTTGGGCAGGGCCACGTCACGGAGGAGCGTGACCCAGGAGCCCCCAGGGACGCGCCGCTCGACCGTGGCCGAGACGACGGCGACCTCGCCAGCCCCCGGGGCGTTGCCCGTGAGCGAGAGGACCGTCGTGCCCGTCTCGGCCTGGTAGGTCGCGGTCGCGGTGACCGGGGCCGGCGGGAGGAGCGAGATGGTCAGCGAGCGAGTCGCGCTCGTGCTCCAGATGCCGGCAGCCGAGCGGGTGCGGACGGCCAGCGTGTAGGTCGCGCCCTGCTGGAAGGGAGTGGTGAGGACGTAGGACGTCGCCGTCGTGCCGGAGGCCGACTCGACGACCTGGCCGCTCTTGTAGAGCGTCAACTCGTAGGCAGCCTGGGCCGAGCCGTTGGCCTGGGAGTAGGTCCAGGTCGCCGTCGCCGGGAGAGCCGTGATGGTCGTGGCCGGCCCCGTGATGGCCGTGACCGGGGTGGCCGAGCCGTCGACCGTGGCGCTCGCCGAGTTCGGGCCGTAGCCGGCAGAGGCGACGCCGCGGGTGCGGACGCGCCAGAGCCGGGAGACGCCGTTGGTCAGCGTGTTCGCCGGCACGGTGTAGGACGAGACCGAGGAGGCCGTCCCGGAGCCGTTGAGCGCGCTCCAGGAGGTGCCGCCGTTGGTGCTGGTCTCGATGATGAACGCGGTCTGGGCCGCGCCGTCGCCGCCTGGGTTGTGCTTCCAGGTGAGGGTCTGGGCGAGCGTCCAGTCGACCGCGATGCCGTTGGGCGACAACGTCGTCGGGGCCAGCGGAGGCACGGTCGTCGAGACGGTGTTGGACGCGGCAGCCGCCGACGAGAGCGAGCCGGTCGTCTGGAGCGCGGTGACGCGGTAGGTGTTCGTCCCAGCGCCAGGCGCGGAGTCCGTCCAGGTCGTCAGCGTGTGGTCGGTCAGCGTCGCCACGGTGGCGTAGGCCCCGCCGGCGACCGAGCGCTGGACGGTGAGGTCGATGAAGGTGTCGTTGTAGTGGTTGTTCGTCCACGTCACGACAATCGACGTGCCCGACGACTGGAGGACCGCGGCGGCGTTGGTCGGTGCCGCCGGCGTCATCTTGACGTTGCCGGAGACGACGTAGGCGGAGGAGCCGACCGAGTTGTTGCTCTTGACCTGGTAGCGGTACTGGTTGTTCGCGGCAACGCCGGTGTCCACGAACGAGGTTGCCGTCGAGGAGGTCGTCGCCACGGTCGCCCAGGCGCTCCAGGCCGTGCCGGTCCAGGAGGAGCGCTGGACCGTGACCGACGTGTAGGGCGCGGCGGTCGTCGCGTTGCGGGTCCAGGCGACGGTCGCCTGGGTGTCCGAGTTGCGGGTCGCCGTCACGCCAGACGGAGCCGCCGGCGCGGCGTAGGGCCGGGCCGGGATGGTGACCGTCGTGGTCTTGGACGGGGTCGCCCCGTTGTAGACGCCGGAGAGGCTCGCGGTGAAGGACCGGGTGCCAGGCGAGGAGCCGTAGGTCGAGTAGTTGTAGGTGTAGGTCTTGGTGAACCACAACTTGCTTCCGCCCGACGAGCCGGTCGTCAGGTTCTGCTCGTCGGAGCCGCTGATGTTGCCGGAGCACGTCACGGTCATCGCGTCATCGACGTTATACATGGCCTCGACGTAGACCTTGACCGTCCAGGTCACGCTCGACGAGGCCGAGGTGACCGTGGACTGGGAGACGTCAAGGCCGACGCGGAAGCCGGCGGAGGAGTTGCCGTATTCCCAGGAGCCCCAGGAGATTGCCATTAGGCCAGGACCTTTCCGCTCGCCGCCGCGCGCTGGTCGAGCCGGGCGCGGTCGAGCATGGTGAGGAAGTCGTCGAGACGGTTCAACTTGGCGAGGTCGTCGACAGAGACGACGACGGTGATGTTGGACGCGCCGCGTGCGGATGCGCTTGCGCCAGAGCCGGCCACGTTGAGCGCGCCGCCACTCGACGAGAGCGGCACGGCGAGGCTCTTGGTCAGCCCACCGAGCGAGCCCTGGACGTCGCCGTAGCGGTCCTCCAGGCCGTCGATGAAGCCGCCGATGACGAGGCGACCGTTCTCCCGGAGGATGACCTTGTCGAGGCGCGCCGGCCCCTTCCAGTCAGGGAGGAGGTCGGTCAGGTTGCCGAGCATGCTCTTGACGTCGTTGAACTTCTCGCGGATGCCCTGGAGGAGGCCGTCGATGAGCGAACGGCCCGCGGAGAGAAGGGTGGAGCCCAGGTTGCCGAGGGCGCTCTTGACGCGCCCAGGGATGCTCTTGGCGAAGCCGACGACGTCGTCGATCTTGCTCTTGACCGCGCTCTTGATGCCGTCCCAGGCGGACGAGATAACGCTCTTGATGCCGCTCCAGGCCGCGGACGCGCCGGCCTTGATGAGGCCCCAGGCCCCGGAGAGGACTCCCTTGATGATGCCGAGAGCGCCGGAGATGAGGGCCTTGATGCCGTTCCAGGCGTTGCTCACGATGCTCTTGATGCCGGCCCAGGCCCCGCTCCAGTCGCCCTTGATGACGGAGAGGACGGTCTTGATGATGCCCTGGATGATGC